GTTCGTTTAAAGTTACTAAGTAATCTGTCATTATGATACCCCTGGTGTTACTAGAACATTTCCTTGAACAGCTCTTGTTTTATAAGAATTTGGAGAAATTAAAATAACATCATAGACATAACGACCTCCTTCAATTGCATCAGTTGCAGTATATCCCATGGAAACGGTAATTTTTCCATTTATTCTATCAGGAAAAGTCAATATTAATGGATATGCAGTGGAAGAAGTTGGGTGTTTTCTAATTGAAGAAATACCCGTATACCCAGTCAAATTTAACGGTGCATTATTTGTGTTCCTGATTGTAAAGGTGGCTTGAAAATCAACCCCTTGTTCAAGAACTAAGTTTACATTCCTTGCCGCCATTATAGGAACCCGTTTTCTAAGTATTTATGAGTTAGAGTCTAATTTGGAAATAATGAGTTTCATCATATCTTTAATTTCATTCACATCAGATTTGAGTTGATCAATTTCATTAATTTTTTCTGTCATCTCATTCATCTGAACCACTTCTTTTATTTTTGTATCTTTTACCTCCAGATATCGTTGATAATCCGAATCAGAACAATTCAAAATAGCACTTGTATTTTTATCTCTAAAAAGCCCCTTATTATTCTCTACTGGTATTAACATAATTTAAATTGTAGAAATAACTCTAAAATCTCTAATTTTAGGAACGAATGCAGAATTTGTACCTGACATTAGAATTTTTATTTGGAACCCATTAAATTGTGGTAAATTAGATGCAGTAAATTCATAAGATTTATAATCGTCTTCTAGTGTTGAGTTTGCCACATTTTTGTCTGGACGACCACTATTTTTAGAAAGATTGATAACTTGTGAATTTGAATCCAAATTATCATATCCAGGAAATAATTGCCATAATTGGGTCGCTGTGGGAGTATCGGATCTAAAAATTCTATAACATACTCTAATATCATTAGTAGAATGTCTAAACGCATCAAAGAATACTTTCAAACTATCAGCATTTTTTTCTAAAACAACAATATTACTCAAATAAGTTGCAGCAGTTGGATCATCAGCTAGAGAATTTACTCGTGGATCATCAGCATAATTTTTAACTTTAGAATTGATCCTGTTAGCAATAGTAATTAGATTTACCCTATCCAAATCAATCATTGGAGAAACTTTTTCATCTTCCGTACTTAAAGTAAGTTCCATAGTGAAAGACTTTTTGCCAGGGAAGCTTGTTAGATATGTTTCTTCATTTATTTGAGAACAAATAATCCTAGGAGAATTAAATTCATTATTTGAATTTAAAGCTACATCTGAAAATCCCTGATCCAAAAATGATGTTAAATTGCTATCGGGAGAAGATCCACTAAAGGTTCTTGCCTTTGCTGATATAGATGTTTTTTGTGGTAATAGTGTTTGGAAATTGGGTCTAATAACATTAAATGGTATATTTTGAGTCGCTTTAGGTCCTTTGGGTGATCCCAAAAGTGGAACAGTATCATATGATCCACAGGATTTATCATTACTAAAGAATAGAGCAGGATATCCAAGTCCATTTCCTGGTGTTCTATCGAGACCCCTACTACTCATTCCAACTTTAATATAATAATAATCTAAATCAGTAGGATAAGTTACCAAATCAGTATCAGAGAGATTATGAGTTTTATTAATTCTTCTTAAAGAAACTCCATTTAATTCATATTTAAATATAGGAAATTCAAGTTCATAACTTCCAGAAACCGTATTATCGATATTTCTAGTTATTCCAGTTAAACTATTAGTAGATGTAACAACTCCAGTATATGAAATAACTTCACTATCAATTAAAATATATCCGGGATTTATGGAGGAAACTGGGAAATTTTCAAAACTTGTAAAAATTCCTACAGCACTTACTGTAATACTGCTCGTAGATGTTGAATTATATACTGCTTTTAATGTTTCTGGTTTTTGATCTGGTTCTATACCAGAAAGAACCACTTTATCGGCCAAAGAATACATTCCATGATTATTGTGGCTGACTTTAAAGTGCAATCCATCTGTTAAATCTGTTATAGTATTTACTGAAGCTCCGGATAGAAGAGCTGTTCCTCCAGAACCAACATAAAATAAACTATTAACGGAATCTTGATTGAGAGTTCCCTGTACCCTGTCTACTAATAGAGAATTGAAAGCAGAAATTACTCCCACATTATTTGGAATAGTGAGAATTAAATTATTACCAAGACCATCTGTTTGAGAATAATTAACTTCTAATGCATCACCAAAAACATACCCAGTTCCTCCAATAGAAACTGTAGCCGCAATAGCAACTCCATTTTGGACACTTAAATCAACTTTTGCACCAAAACCCCTACCAGTTATAGAAATCAAATTAACATTAGAATAAGTTTTAAATGCAGATGTAAATCCAATTCCAGAGGAAGTTATTGTTAATGTACTGCCAATTCCAACTGAACCAACAACACTCTTTAGATTTGATCTGAAAGTAGTATTGTTACTTTGAAGAATTGGACTTCCGGCAGTTAATCCAGTAACCTCAGCAGAAGTTAAACTCTTACCTAATCCAATTAGAGTTGACTTGGAAATGCAATCTAGTGCATTTGGTCTTAGGGTTACAACTTGATTATTACCAATGTCTAATTTAGGATTGTAGAATCTTACAGTAGAAGATCCAGTAACAAACCTTGCTCTGTAAAGAGTTAGTTTCAAGTCTTCTAACTGACTAGGATCCCAGGTAGCTCCATTTTGAGATTTGAATAATGATCCCAATAGTGGTTGTTGCGATACAACAATTTTTTGCGATTCTGGTAAATTTAAAGTAGTTATATCTTCTTCACCCATTCTCGAAACCCACACCTGATATTCATTTGATGCAGAAAGTAACACTACACAATAAGAATTTCCGCTTTCAAGATAAACTGGAGATGGGAAAGTAAATGTAGTAGGAGTTTTACCATCTGAAGATATGCTCACTTGACTTGGATCTAGAACAATTTCACCAAAAGGAATGATAGTTGTTGTAGGCAAACCAGTTTGCATAGTTCTGATTTGCATGGTAATTGGTAAACTATTAGTATCTTTAGTTCTAAAGAACACATCACATTTTGTTATAAACACTCCATTTTCATCAGGAACTTCAAAAGATTGTGCAAGTGGATCTACCCATCTTGTTTGTGATACAGTTCTGTTTGCAAAAGAAGTCCCAGCCTGAAGATTTGTTTGTTGACTGGTTAGAGTTCTTTCTTCACTTCTGTTTAATCTTTCAACATTTGCATTTCGAGTTCTTAAAGTAACTTCTTCAGTATTGTTTAAAAGACCGGAAGATGTGAATTTTGTATCAGCTGTACTATCTGTAGATCCAACAATAGTAGAATTAGTTGTACTTGTTGTAAGTACAAATGTTTTTGTTCCAGTTTCAAATGAAGGCGTAGATTGTAATTTTGAATTGGGAATATATAATGATCCAATTAAAGTACCAGCAGAATCTGTGATTAATCTTAGATTTGTTACTTTTGCAATTGCTTTAGAAGTTTCTCCTTTTAATTGCATATTCGCAACAATATGGCCATAAAATCCAGCAGCAGACTGTAATTCTAAAGAAGCTGTATCAACATTTAATATTGTAGAAGTTGTTGAATAAGAAGTGGGTATCGATTGGAGTGGAGAGTATGGATTGGCAGTAAAAACTTGTTCTGCTTGATTGTATGGGCCATATTTGTGATTGGGAGATGCCAGTCTAAATCTAATTGAAGTGGTTCCTACTGTGCCAGTTACAACTTCTCCAACCGCAAAGGTTCCACTTTGCATTTCAATTTCAATAAGTTTTGGAACAATATATCTGTTCATATCAACATTATCAAAAAATGCATACAATCTTGTCGTTGGTTTCAATCTTCTTGCAATAAACTCAATATTTCTAGACCTCATTACATGAATAACTTCTGTAGATATTACAAATGTTCCCAAATTGACTGTATCAAATCTTTCGGATACTTTATATTGAATACCTTGTCTTGCTTGTTTTGTAGTAGTTAATGTGGTTACATTAGTAAAATTAGTATATTGATCTCTGTAGTTTATGGTAGTAGTTTCAGGAATTCCTCTACCTTTTTGGTATCCCCCTCTACGAACACTTCTAGAGACTTCTTGAGTACCTACATAGATACTTCCCATATTTTGTCTGGCAATTTCTTGAGTACCAGTCCAAGTTGTTTCCCATGCACCCCAATCAATTGGAGATAATCCAGTATTTGTATCGACACCCAATTGTTGTATAGTTGTTGAATAGTTACCCTCTTGATCAACTGTTCTTTTTGTTCCTCTTGTTTCAACCCAGGTATCTGTTGCTGGATTTAATTCAATAGCTCCAATCCAGTTTACAACAGCGAATGGATTAACATTTTCAGATCTAGTTGCAAAAGAATTTTTAAGAAACTCTACATCGGTATATTTTAAACATACAATATCGCCAACTTTTACTGTATTTGGATTTCCTAAATCTTTCACAAATCTCAAATCCGCATCTGGATTTGAAACATTAGATATACCTATTACAGCTTCAGAACCTAATAGAAGATCCAATGAAGTTGTATAATGTTGTGGTCTTAATAATCCATCTTTTGTATCAATACTACACTTATGTTGAGGATCACCTAAAGATCCGGAACTTACAGATTTGAAATTGTCTACTAAGAAACCACATTTGAATCTATCTAATTGGGTTTGAGAGTCTCTCAATGTTAAATTTTTAGTATCAGTTTCTAAAAGAGAAAGTGAAGTATAATACTCAATATTTCTTATTCTGTCTTCAAGTCTTGCAATATCTTGCATTCTATATCGTTTATGTGGAGACAATTGTACTGTTACATCTCCCACATCATAAACATAGGGTTTCATTGTAATTGTAGCCACCTCTAAAGCATTATCAACAATAGGCGGAGAAATTGGACTTAATGCTGGCACTCCTTTAGAAACAAAAAATTCACCATATCTATTAAGATAAAGTTTGTCAATTCTAGCAAAATAGTAAGAATAACTTAAAAATAAATCTCTATCTTTAGCAAAATTATATGGAGTAGAATTAGTTGCGGGCAAAAAGTTTCTGGAATCAAATTCAAATGGTGAATATGGAGTTGTGGTACTATTATAAGGGCTAACTCTTGGCCTCAAGTCTATAATATCACTAGCTCTATAAAAAGAAATTAATGGCAATTCTGTAGAGTATCTTTCACGATCATAAGAGTTGACGGTGACAAAATCTCCATCATCATTTGCATCTATGTAATAACTATTATATATAATTTTCAATCTTTTTGTTGGAGAAGTAACTCCAGATTTTCTTCTTATCGATGAATAATCGGCTATTTCTAAAGTTTGTCCGCTATCAAAAGTAAAATCAGATACTATATTTCGATCTCCTTCTATCAATAAGCTTATTTCTGCCGTTATATTTGATTCTCCGAAAAGAATTTTTTCACCTTTAATAAAGGTATTTTCATTGGCATAGATAAATTCTAACTGATTCGTTCCATTAGTTGCAACAAACATTGCCAGCGCATTACTAACTTCACCATAAATCATTTCACCTTTTATTGCATTTAAAATATTTGCGTTTAAATTAACAACTTCTAATTTTGGTAAATCTGCATCATTTTCATCTGAAGATTCAAAAACCCCAGAAACAAAAATTACATCTGGAATGTTAAGTGAAATTCGTTCATCTTGAACTCTCGTTCCATAATAACCACTATATGTTAAACCATCATTAAGAGTCGTACTGCCTATTCCAGATGAAGCCTTACTGGAATTTCTTACATCTAACACCCCACATCTATTATAGATTTTCTTTCGAGCTTTTAACCTTCTTCTTCTTAAAGTTGCTATTAATGTAGCGGAGCCATTTTGAGATAAATTAACTAAAGTTATAGTTCTTCCAACAATTGTGAACTGGTTTCTAGTTAATGGTTCTATAACTCCACTACTATATACTAATAAATAATCTTCTTCATCAAATGGCTCCAAAGTAATATTAGTATTACTTTCTAAAGTTGCGGTTAAACCATTTGATGCAACAGTCACTGAATATGATTTTCTATAAACTATTTCTCCATCCGATATATCTACATTTGAAATATTTGTATTTTCTAATTCTGCAAAGAAATATGAATCCCTAGGATTTAAAAGTGATGAGGTTCCTTTTAATATATCATTTAAAGTTGTTGAACTTGTAGGTAAACCACCACTATTAACACCACCGACACTTGTAGTTGCTTGGATTTCAATAGATTTTGCAGAAGTATTTACAGAGGTTACTCTATTATATGTTGGTACTGTCTCTCCAGACTTTGTATAAACAAAAATATCTCCGGTATTAATTCCTACTCCAAATGTTGAAGCTGATGTTGTTACGGTGCTTATTCCTCCAGAATTTGCAGAAATAGTAAAACTTGTTCCTTGTGGTGCAAGAGGAATTGGATTAGATATTACAGTATCTGCTGTAAATGTTGTTGTAGTTCCAACATATCCAACTACTTGTCTTATATCCCCTAAATTATAATCTCTAACAGAGGTTACGGTTCTAGAAATATCTTGTCCATCTACTTTTAATTGTTCACCAACTGCAAAAGTTCCTACAACTTGGTATAGTACTAATTGATTAGTATTTGAGGCATTTATAGCTAAAAATCCAGAAGCGGAACTGTTTTTTCCTTCAATAAATGCTGGTCTAGATAAAGTTATTGTAGCATTTAACTGTAGATATGTGTATGTTTGTAGATCATAAGCTGATGCTTCAAAGACTGTAGTTGCATTTGAATATCCTGCATTTTTTAATTTTAAATCATAAACTCTACCAATACCTATAGGTATTCCTGCAGGAAGTCCTGGAGTTGATGTTCTTTGTGAGTATAAAGTTATTTGGCTTGTTGCACCAAATCCTACAGGAATAATTCCATAAACATTATTGAGTTCTACTTGATTACCCAAACTAAATGGAACAGTAGTATCTTTAACTGACTCTGTAGTTCTTGGTTTTTCTAAATCTGCATTAACAGTTATAAGAGTTTCAACTTCATATCCTTTAACATATGCCTTTCCTGGAGAAATTTGTAATGTTAATAAATCATCTGAAGGAGTATTTCCTTGTTTTGTTAATTGTCTGGGGTTATAGACCCCATTATTTCCAATTCTGTTATTTAGTGATTCTTTAGCTACTACAGTAAAAGGCTTTACATAATAATCTCCAGACTCATCATTTGTTCTTCTTGCCAGTTCATCATTTATTAAAGAAAGAACATCTTGTTTTTTAGGAACTTTTTTAATAATTCCATTTTCAATTCTCAATAATTCTACAAAATTTTCATCATTAAAGTCATCTAATGATTTTTTTATCAAAGTAGCAACTATTCTAAGTCTATCTGCTCCTGGAGCTGCAAAGTTTGAAAATCCCCTTGCATTATCAAATAAATCTACATTAGATTGAGATGGTACAGCGATATCTTCAAAAATAGATAGGCCAATTCTATATGAAGGGAAATTAGTATATTGATCTAATATTACTGTTTGCGGAAAAACATCTACAAAAAATCCTCTTATAAAGTAAACGCCTTCTTCAATTTTGATGGCAGATCCTGTAGCTGTGGAGTCGGAAATAATAGCAGTAGCAAATGATGAATCTAATCTAATAACTCCAGAACCATAGTCTACATTTTCTAATATAAGAAGATTTTCTCCATTTAGAAACTTACTATTTGTAAAGTCAGATTCACTGGAACTTTGATATTTTATGTATAAAGTATTATTATTATTTTCAGATTCCTCAGCAGTAATGTATCTTTCAACTTTAGCAAAAACTCCACTAGTCTCACCTTTTATTCTTTTACCTACCAAATAGTTAAGATAAACAGATACTGGAATTCCCAAATGTGTCGGATCAATTTGAACACAAGTATATTCAGAATCGTATGCTATATTTCCAGGTATTACTACTTGACCTTCTTTAAAAAAATGTTTGCCAAACTTTTCAACTTGATTTTGTAATAGTGACTGAAGTGTTGTTAATTCTCTTGCTTGAATTGGAGTTCCTGGCTTAAACAAAACCCTTTGATAATTCCTTGTCGGATCAAAATCATCAAAATATGGAGAAGTGTTTAGATTGGTATTTTGTGCCATTTTTATTAGAACTCCAATACAATTTTAATGTCTTCTTTTTGATTGGCGGATCTTGGGATAGGTTGCCTATTATCCAAGTAAATTATATCTCCAGATTTTTTATTGTATTCGGCAGAAGAAATGCCAGCTACAAACTGTTGACCCAACTGGTATATTCTATTATTTATTGTGGTAGTTACGCCACTAAAATTTAAATTAATTGATAATGTTGGTCCGATAATTGTAGAACAATTAATTGTTAATCCATACCCAACATCTGGACTAGAGGTAAATGGAATAATTTTAAATCCGGTCTCACTTGAAGCTAATCCAGTTGGTTGATAGTACTTTAGTACTCCAGTTATTGAATCCCAAGAAGCTACAAATCCTATTGCAGTTGATCCCAGACCAACTGTTTGTTTTATAACTGAATCTACAGCGTATGTTGTATTGGTTGTAACTCCAGATAACTTTAAAGCATTTAACCCACTAACTACTGATGTATCCAAAATCTGAACATCACTTCCTATAATAGTAGGATTTTTCAGTATTCCTACTCTAGCAAAATCATTTCCCAAAATAATATCAGGATTACTTTCTAAAGTTTCATATCTAGAATATAGTAAAACTTTATAAGCACCAAGTTCTCTATAAACATCATAACCATGCCCACCTTTTGGTGGGATAATAACATTAAACGATGCTATAGAAGTAGTGCCAATTCCAGTATTACTCAATTGTTTTAATGGACCTGTTATTTCAGATCCAGGCGCTCCAGAATAAAATTGTATTGTTCCATAAGTATAATTTCTACCGCCATCGGTAACAAATACTTCAGATACTTTACCAAATGAATCAATTGTAATTGTTGCCTTACCTCCAGTTCCATCACCTAATATAGGAACATTTGAAAAAGATGTTGAAATTGGTTGATAATTAGAACCTCTATTATTAATTAAAATTACTTCTATCTTACCGTCAAGTGCATTATTTTTTGTAGAAATTGATTCACCAGAAGTTCCCCAATTTTCAGGAACTGGGATATATTCAATGGAATCAAATTTAACAATTTCCGAGGGTTTGATAGTATATAAGTATTTCCAAATATAACCATCACCACTAGATCCTGCAGCTCGTGGTTCTAAGTCAATAAATGTAGGTTGGTCAAAAGATGGTCTCCCTTTTGGATTTTCAGGATCAGTTCCATTTTGCAAACAGATGTAAACTCGTAGGTCTTCATTAATTACATAATAATTTGCTTCGTATAAACTTGTTTGAGATGTAACAGGGGTAACATTATAAACATTATAATCATGTCTATACATCTCATAAGTATTTCCAGCTACCCAAGTGACTTTTCTAACAAGTCTCCTAACATCTTGATTTGTAATTTGTTTTAAAGATATAATGCTTTCTTTAACTTGATACTCTTCCTTAAATCCATCTAGAGGAGAAGGAGTATTTGAACTCCAAGTAGGAGATCCGCCAGCAGCAGGACTGGTGCTATTTGGCAATCCTATAAAAGTATAATACTTATTTGATGTGTCGCCCACACCAGAAACACTCTTTACAAAGTTTTCTGCATTTAGAACCCTAAATTGATCTGATATTATGGCTGGCATTTTGAAACATACTTTTTTTTTATTTAGTTACCTTTTATTTACTTATGATATTTCGGGTTCTCACAATTTTTGACGAAGAAGATATTCCGGAAATTCCATTATCATTAAATACCTTAAAAGTTTGTGGATTTCCTAAAACTCTATTTTGGTAGTCATATATTTTAGCCCAACTATATCTTCCGTAAAAATCATTTGTTCCAATTCCAGTGTTATTGGATCCTCTACCGTAAACTTTTACATAATTATCTACCATGGGAGCGAAATTGCAAGTAACTGTAACAATGCCAAGTGAAGGGGATGTTACATCTTCTACAATATAAACCCCATCTATAAAAGATTTTGCTACGCCAATTTTTGAATTTGGATAATTGCTCATACCACCAAGTAGTGTCGTAATTCCAACCAAGTCCCCGCCAGTTGTAATATTACTATTAGTAATAACAAAATAATCTCCTTTTGATAGTTGGCTATTAGTTATTCCAAAAGTATTCAATGAAGAATATCCTACACCTAAGGTATTATTGTCATATTGTTCGGATTTTAATGTAAAGGAAACTTTTGGTGATGTTGTTCCAATACCTGGAGTTCCTGTTACATATGTTGTAATTCCAATAATTATTCCATAATCACCCTCAACTTTAAATGATTTAACCGTTTCGGTTTTATATGTATCACTTTCCACCAAAATTGATGGTGGATTATTAATATCATAACCAAATCCAGGATTAACCACTTGTATAGATGTAACAACTTCATCAGTTACACTAGAAATTGCAGTGGCTCTATTGTATATTGGTTCTGCATATATTGCAGTGGCTCCAGATCCGACAGCAATATATCTACCATCAGAACCAAGGTTGTCTACAAATATTAAATCATTTATATCTTGTGATTGTAATGTATCTCTATAAATCCAATCACTTAAATTAAACGAGTAGTACAAGTCACCTAATGAAGTTACCACTACATAAAATCCATAATTATAATAGATATTTACTATATTTTGACTTCCAAGATTATTTAAAATAACCTGATATGAATTTCTATCAATAGATTGTAAAATTATTCCAGAATCTCCAACTATAACAAATTTTCCATCAACATAAATTATTTTATTTAAATTCAAGCTTATTGGAGATGATGTAGACTCCCATATTGTTCCATTATTGGAAGTTCTAATTATTCCATTATTGCCAACAGCAACAAAATACTCTGCGCCAAAGGCAACACTATTCAAATTAGACAATGTTTCTGAATATCTACTAACAAAACTATTTGTACCTATACCACCACCGACAAAGATAGATCCACCAGCTCCAACAGCAACCAAAGTATCAGTAACACTAGAATATGTTATCTGATTAAATGTTCCGGTGTAACTACTACCAACTCTTCCTACAGCTCCTACACCAATAACAACAAGATCTTCTTCTATTGGAATTTGACTCCAACTGGAAATTGTAGTTCCATTGTCTGTGGCTTTTATAATTTGACCAAAACTTCCGACCGAAAGTAAGAAATTACTTGTACCAACACCAACTACCTCTATTGAGTTGAAATTTGAAGTTTGTCCAAAACCAACTGTACCTACTTGCCAATTTATTCCATCAGAACTTGTAATAAAAATAGAACTACTTCCAACAGCGACAAATTTGTCTTTGTATTTTATAGATTTTAAATTATAAGAGGTAGTTAAACCAGTTACACCACTCCAATTGTAAATAGGATCTTTTCTGACAATAGCAGTTTCAGAAATAACTACTTTGGGTGATAGTGTGTTGGCATATCCAACTCCACCATTAACTATATTGATAGATGAAATTGTAGAAGAAGAAGAAACTACAGACTCGCTTAAACATGGTTCAATACTTTTATTTTCAAATATTAAAATGTCTCGTCCATCTTCAGAAAGTCCATCAATATCTGAGAATAGTGGATATGCGTTATCAACATATATTGTTTGATCTTCCAATTCAATCTTTTTAATGACTGTAGCAGAAGGTCTTATATTACTTTGGAAACTTGGTCTTGACTTGGAATATAGTGTACCACTAATCACAGTATCACTGGTTTGTTTTTGCCAAGTAAGAGGTCTAATTTTTGTTGGATCTGTTATAATTCCAACAGAATAGTAATTAAAAGTTTCCAATTGATCAGAACTTGTTATTTTTTTAACTGTTCTATCAAATTGAGAAATATCAAAAGGATCTTCTGGATTTTCCTGAATTGTTACTTTATCTCCAGGTTTAATTGTTGGTGGTGGTACAATCAACTCAACATCAACTGATGATCCTCTGTAATAAAGAACAGAACATTTTGAGCTCGGTTTGGGGGCCTCAGTAAATATGACTCTACTTCCAGAGAATTTATACGATAAATTTGGAACCTGTAATACATCGTTTATGTATATAAAAATGTTATTAGTTATATCTAAATCTGTTCCATCTGGAACTCTCAATCCAACAATTTCTCTTATTCCGTTTACGGTTATGGAAAGAGTGAATTTTTTTCTAAATCCGTTAAAGAATTGAGAAATATCATCAAGTTTTACAAATTGACC